TGCCAAAGAGAAGAGTCAAGAACACCATATCGTACTTTTTCTTCTGACTCTGCTTCAAGCACCATGTCTGCTAGGTCTGTAGCAAGAACTTTAGAAACATATAGTTCCCTGTAAACAATAAGCTGCTCATCGGGGGCTACAGCAAACCAAAGAACACCAGAGTAAGAACCATATCCGTAATCACATGCTCTAAAACGAGGCCAGCTTGAGGGAATATCAAAAGGTTCAATTACATGAACTTTACGGTTAAACTCTGGGAATGCTGCACCTTCGTTAATATCCCAATCACCCTCAAGAAGTTGTCTGCGTTGATGTTCAGGCAATGAAAGAAGGTTAGCTTCATACATTCCATCATCAGCAAGATAAGGGTTATCAAACAAAGTAGCGGGAATAAATCTACGCTTAAAAAGAGGTTCACCTTCTCGTGAATGCCCTTTAGGCCACGTAATTGTTTCTCCAAACTCGTCAGTTGCCCAGAAAGCTTTACCTGCAGGAGAAGGGTCAATAAACATTTTCTTAACCCACTGATGCCCTGAACCTCCGGGGTTAGTTGTTGCCCTCATGTACAAAGGCAAATTTCTATCTGCACTACGTAGACGAGAACGCATGTAGTTCCAAGCGTAAGGACTTGCCCACTGAGTAAGTTCGTCAAAACCAATCCAGTTATACGCCTGACCTTGGTATCGAGTTACGTCATCATCTCTATCAAGATAAGACATCCAGAGAGTAGCGCCAGAAGGAAATACCCAAGTTTTGTCTCGTTCTAGAAACTTAGCTCCGGGTACTGCTTCTGGGTATAACATCTTAGATACCCCAATAAGCTCCCTTAGTTCTTCTGTTGTCCTACGCAACAACAACTTACGAGACCCTGCAGAGTTAACGTAACGAATAGGGTCTGCAACCATTGCATAAGATTTACCTCCTCCAGCAGAGCCACCATAAAGAACTTCTTGCTCACTTGCGGCTAGAAAATTAGTTTGTGGTCCGGGGTTAGGTTGAAAGATGATCTTTCGTTCTTTAGCAACTTCTTGAAGTTTTTCTTGTGCTTCTTCTACGATTAGATCAGGCGTCTTGGCTTTCGCGGGAAGTTTTTCTTCTTTTTCCGAGATAGCTTTTTTCGATTTTTTCGGCCTTGTGGATCGCTTTCTTAAGCTGCTCAATGAGCTGGCGTTGATTGAGGCCTTCTCTATGTTTTCGTTGCTCAATTTCAATCCTATTTTTTAAACCCATGTGTGAGATACTTCTTGAGGCATTTTCAGACAACCAAGCAGCAACGTCTCTAAGGCTATATTGCTTCAAATGCACTTTTGCTTGTTCAAGAAGTTCTAAGTCTTCTACAATAGGCAGAAGAATATCAGGATCGTTAGGGTCTTCTTCATAACCAAAAGGAATAATTCTACTTACACGAACAAGAGGAAAGTATTCATATTCCTCATTATAACACAGAGGTGCAGGTATCTTCAAGCTTTTTTTACTCATTTTCTTCCTTAGAAGGCAAAATAAATAAAGGGGACTCTGACTTAACCTCAACTCTATCTGCGCCTTTTAGTCCAGAACGGTCAAGAAAGTCTTTAGCTGCAGCAAGTTTTTCCTTATTACCAAGATCAGTAGGACGTTCCATAACATCTGCAATAGAAAACATTGCTTTTGCGCCATAAGTAGCAATGTGCTTACGTGTAAGTTCTGTAACTTCTTCTGCAAGAGGCCCAATAATAACACTCATGGGTGTTGTTGGAGAATAACCTGCAATTTTTTTGGCTTGATACAGGTCACCTCTTGCCTCGTTAAAGAGTGCATCAAGAAATGCTTGTTGTTTTTCTGTTTTAGCCATTTTACTTCCTATACCTTGCGGTTTTCTTTGCAATTGTTTTTGGTTGTTTAGAGAATTGTTTGCCTGCCCTAGTGTCTTTACGTTTCTTTGCGGAGGTTTTAGCATACTCTTTTTTAGACAAAGATTCTCTAGCTTTTTTGGGAAGATAACGTTCACCAGTAGCATCTTTACCCTGAGTACTAGGTTTTCCGGATTTAGTTCCCCAGTCTTCTTTTGTCCACTTGCTTAAAGATTTTTGAGCTTTAGTCTTTGTACCAGAGTAACTTCCTCCAGCATCTTTATATGCTTTTGTAGCTAACTGAGCTTTTCTAGCTGACCATTGTCCTGCTTTACCACCCTTAGAGCCAGCTTTAATGCGAGACACAGTACGTTTCCACAGGGCTTCATTAGTGCGTCCCATTATGCACCACCTACAGGAATAAATATTTCTTCAACAGTGCAAAGAGCGTCTACAACTGGTGTAGAACCTGTAGGAGTTACTTCAAGTTTGTCCCCCGGCTCAAGCACAATATACCCATCAGAAAGCTGAATAAACTCTCCAGCGCTTAGATTTTTTCCACTGATAATATAATAGTGAGTTGTATCTGCTGCTCTATACCATTCAAAAGTGATAGACACAGTTCCATTAGCATTAGTAATAAAAACAAGAGGAACTTTTGCACGACAGTTTGCAGGGCACTCATAAAGAGTTTCCCTTTGTGCATCTGTTGTGCAACTAATAATTACAGATTTTTCTCTGTAGTTTTTCACTTGTAACCTCGGGGAGAAGCAGACTTGTAGAACATACCAGACTTTTTGTAGTCTTTGTTGCCAGATTTAACCATACCGCCTTTAGACATTCCTGTTCTTCTGCCACCTGAACGGCTGTCTAGTTCTTCTTGTGTATAATTACTGGATGGTCTTTTTTGTTTTCTTCCACGAGAACCAGTAGACACGGAAGGAGCGGAGGTTTCTAGTTCTGCACCTTTCAAACGCATTGCTCGCATAAACTCTTGATTAGTAAGTGGCAAGTTTTTTACTACTCGTTGTGCTCTTGTTAGTTTTTTCCACTCATCAAAAGAGACACCATTAATAGTTTTATCTGCTTTAGATACTTCATAAAACTTCATTCTGTTTGCTGCGTTTGCAAGAGACCCATAACCAGCACTAATATTTGAATCTGGGCTGGACTTGTTTATAGGTGCGCCACCGGAAGATGTTTGGTTGCCAGACAAAGTAGGCGCTTCTGTCATTGCAGAAGGCGCTTCACTTTTAGATTTAGGTTTTCTGCCGCCACGACGAGGGCCACCATCATTAGTAAACTCAGATGGTGTGTAACGGGTACGACCGCCAGAAGAGCTACGAATTTGACCTTCAGTACGTCTTGCCTGAGGTCTTGTGGGGGTTGACTCAGGTGCAGAACTTGAAGCCTTAGGTTTAGCTTTAGGTTTGTCTTTAGACTTCATAGCTTCTTTTTCAGCTTTGGTAAAGAATTTACGAGTTTTAACGGCTCCACCTCTGCCATCTTTAATAATGTCGCCGTCTTTGTCTCTCATGGGGACCCATTTAAAGTCTACCCCTTCTTTATAACGATCCTTCATTATTTGCACCCCTTAATGCCAGTATCAAGTTTACCTGTGGATTTAACTAGGCCACCGTTGCCATAACCTTTGCAATCTTTAACCATTCCACCTTTAGCCATACCGGGTACACGACCTTGGTTCTCCATAGCATAGAAAACTTGTTTGCCTTTTTTGTCTCCGTATTGGTTTTTCATGTTATTCATCATTTTCTTTCCTGCTTTGCTCATTGGCATTTTTATTCACCACTTAACCTTATCGGCCCAATACGCAGCAGACATTTTACCTTTAGATATATTTTTTGAATGTCTGGCCTTAAAGGAGGCACGTTTCTTTTTCATGCGCTCAGACTCACCTGCTTTAGGTTTACCTGCTGTAGATGCGCCTTGTTCACCAAATCGAATTGTTTTAACTTTGTCACCTTCTTTAGCAACAACAACATGAGACTTTTTGGGGTGGTTGGGTGTACGCTTAGGTTTATTATAACCTGAAACACCTGCTCTTGCAAGTCTAGGATCTTTTTTAATCATCACCCTCTTCCCACTTCTCAGAAACACAGTCCCAAGCTTGGCAAGATTGATCCCCACTACACACAAAGTTAAACTTCATACAAGCGCCTTGAGTGGCGTCTGCTTTAACTGCTTTGAGAGTGGACTTACGGTTGTCGAAGTATTCACAATTAGTGCACTTCTTAAGTTCCGCCCATTCAGTATCAATACCCCAAGCCTTAGCAAGCTCTGCAGGACTATCTCCGTACATCCAGTATTTTTCAGCACGTTTTTTGTTTTTGGGGTCTACTTTGGGGGCTTCCCCAACCATAAGTCCAATCTTCATTACTTTCTTCCTGCTTTCTTGTTTCTTGAGAACGATCTGTTAGCCTTCTTGGACTGTACTGCCAAATTTTTCATAGAATTATTCTTTGGGTTGTTGTCCTTGTGTGCTACGTCTTTACCTTTAACACTGACACCTGCAGATTGTAGCTTTCGTCTTGCAGCTTTTCTTTTGGCATTATCACCATTAGAACCTGCAGCTACTTCTTTACGCCTCTTAGCTGTGGCGTATTCCTGCTTATAATCTCTGACGTAGTTTTTACTTGAAGGCATTGTTACGTACGATTCATGTTCCGGGGACCTGTGGTACGGTTAGCTCTGCGTGTAGCATTGCTTGCCCTACGTGCAGCAGTACGTGCTACATTTTTCTTGGGTTGGGTTTGTTTAGTAAGTGCCGGGTTTGCGTAGGAAACTTTTTTTACTCCTGTAGGATTGCTTGTGGGCTTACGCAAACCAGTAGGTTGTTTCGGTTTGGTTGCGCCCGGAGCGGGACGACCAATGGTAGTAGGTGCAGGTTTACCAGTTGG